TTAATTACTGAATCACATAGTATCTTTCTTATTTTAAATAATCCCGACATAAGGATTCTTTTAGTGAGCAATACTATTACTGTGGCTGAAGCGATTCTTAAAAATATTAAGAATCATTTTATGACTAAGGAATTATTTAGGTATTATTACCCAGATTTTTGTCCTGAAGCCAATACAGTTGGTAAAATAGATTTTGGTACGGTTCAAGATTTTACTGTTAAGTGCAGAAAAAGATCAACTAAAGAACCTACGATGATGGTGGCGGGTGTAGGAACTAATTTGGCTGGTATGCACTATGATTATATTAAATGCGATGATTTGGTTACTAAAGACTCGGTGACGAATGATTCCCAGATACAGGCTAGTAAAGATTATTATGCGTCACTTAGGCACTTGTTTGATAAAGCTGCCGTTCCAAGAGAAGATATTGTGGGTACTATTTATCATTTTAATGACTTGTATACCTCGGTCTTAAGGAAATGTGGACTGTTTAAAGAGAGCTTTATACCTGCTAAAAAAGATGGTAAGGCGGTATTCCCAGAACGATTGAATGATGAGAAATTAGATGAGTTGGTTTCAGACCCGAGTGTTGGGCCGTATCAGTTTCAAACGCAGTATATGCTTAATCCGGTTAATCCGTCTGATGCTAAATTTAAAGAGGAATGGTTAAAATATTATGAAAAAACCCCTGGTGGATTGGCTCAATACATATGTGTTGACCCTGCAAGTACCACTAAAAAGAAGTCAGATTATACAGTTATTACGAGATGGGGAGTTGACGATACAGGCAAGACTTATCTTCTCGAAGGAATTAGGGACAAAGTAACAGCCTTTCAAAGAATAGATTCGTTGTTTGAAATGATTTCACGCGCAAGTAATTTGAGATGGGTTAAATACGAAGTAATTGGTGGAAGACATGGCGACTTGGAGGTCATTGAACAAAGGAAAAGGCAGTCGAGAACGTATTTTACGATTAAAGAAACTAAAGGCACGACACATAGCAAGGCAGATAGAATTGAACAGAGGCTTGTAGGACAATATTATGCGGGAAATGTATTATTACCTCAAGAACATTATTTTATTAGTAAGCATGATGGTCGTGTGTATAATTTTGTTCAGCTTTTACGTCTTGAGTACCTTCAATTTCCGTTCACAGAACACGACGACATCTTAGATTGTCAGGCACAGTTGTTTGAAGAACCATTGGTTCGTGGTGTCAAGACAGCGGTAGAGAAGAAGAAAGAAGGCGTTACATTTGACGATTGGGACAAGATGTATAACGAAATTGAACAGTGGCAAAAGGAATTACCAAATTTAAGTAATATGGAAGTACAGCATAGAATTTATTCGAGGAAGTTGGGACAGAAGTTAAGGTTGCAGTTTAGAAAGGTTTAATGCAAGCACTAGATATTACCGAATGGAAAGCAAAAATTAAAGAATCCGAAGGCGTCCAATCCGATATGCACCAGGAATGGAATACTGCCATTGAACTCTATAATTGTAATTTTAAGAACCAAAATGAAGCATACGACCCTGAACGGGTTGATGTAAATTTCGTTAATTGGTATGTTACTAATCTTGAAGCGTTATCTTATTTTCGTGATCCTTATATATTTTTCAAACCAAAGACTGATTCTTATGAGAGATTTTGTGAAACACTTCAGAAGGTAGTTAATGCTGAATGGAAGCGTCTTAATCTTAAAGAAGAGTTTAAGTATGTTATTACATCCGGTCTTCTGACAACCCCTGGCTGGTTACGTTTTGGGTATACAGCTAAAATAGGTCAAGATGAGGCCGATCATGAAGAAATTAAGGAAAAAGAAGAGACTAAGTCTATTATATCGAGCATTAAAGAAGTCATTACAGGAGTTATTAAAGATAAGAAAGAAGAAAAACTTGCAGAACAAAAAGGCGTATTAAATTCAAATATTCAAGAAGAAAATATATTCGTTACCCACGTTTCCTCATGGAACATTTTAGTCCCTCCAGGTTATTCTAGATTTAAAGATATGCCTTATATTATCCAGTATGAAAAAGTTTCAATGAGGGATTTTGTTTTAAATCCTGATTATAAAAATAAAGATGATATTAGAGTTACATACGAAGCAGAACAAGAATCAAGTTCGAAGAGATTACAGCAAGTTCCGTATGATACTTCGGTCAGACCATCAAATAATCAAAGTGAAATGTCAACGATTACTCTTTATCACATTTGGGATAGACGTTCTCAAAGACGTATGACTTGTTCAATGATGGGAGAAGATTGGCATAGAGAAGGTGATTGGCCTTATGATTTTCAAGGATTTCCATTTGAAGATTGTATGTTTGAACGTAACATAGCAGGTAAAGAAAAAGCTAATTTTTATCCCCCTAATTGTGTAAGACCTATACTTCCTCAAGTTCTTGAGCAATCGAATATTCGTACTCAAATGAGCAGATGGCGTAAACGAGCATCTGCTATTGTAATGGCTCAAAGAGATAAATTAACTGAACAAGATATGAATCAGTTAGAAAACTCTGATGCTTTACAAATTTGTTATGTCAGCGATATTACTGGCGTATCCATGACGCAGACCCCCCAATTACCTCAACAAATATTCGAAGTAGGACAAGAGATTCAGCAAGACTTACAATCAGCCACAAACATGGGTCAGTTGATGTTTGCTCCACAGCCAGGTCAACGTACTGCTTCACAAGCAAAGATTGGACAGCAAGGGCTACAGCTTAAAATATCGGCAAAGCAAGACGTTATTGAAGACCTCTCAGTACGATCTGCTCGTAAAATGGCTCAATTAGCCTGGCAGTTTTATGATAGAGATAAAGTTGAAGAGATTATTGGGGAAACTGTGAGTGAGGAAATGTGGCCGGATTTACCTGATGATAAAGAAGAACGTAGGAAAATTATTAGGAATATGAAGGTTTTCATTGATGCAGGTTCAGCGGCCCCTCCAAAAGATGAAACTACAGACCGCAAACAGTTACTTGATGCAATTTCTGTAATGGCTCAATTTGCACCTGAAAGATTAAAGAAGGATGAAGTATGTAAGGCTATTATTAAGAAATGGAAGTTTGAAAAAGATGTAGATAAGTTAGTTATGACAAATGACAATGAAGAGGAAAAATGTGCCGAAGAAGAAACTGGATTCCTAGAAGCTAATCATCCTTGTATTGTTAGTCCTAACAACAACCACCAGATTCATCTAGCAGCTCATGCTAAAGGTAAGAAGACCCCTGCGCTTGCTCAACATATACTTGACCATGCCAAATTTGCGGGACTTCTTCCTGGTGCACAGGGTAAGGGATCAGAAGGTGGTGTCAAGGCACAAAAGGGTGATAAGAGACCTCCTATGATGTCAACTAATCCTGAAATGGTTAGACAGAAGGCTCCGACAATGGCAGGGGCTATGAGTGCGGCTAATAATGCGGGGGGTGCGTAATTGCTCTATGATTACGAGTGTCAAATTTGTTTAAAAACTCAAGAGGTTTTTCATAGTATGTCAGAAAAACCAAAAGTGTTTTGTGATTGTGGAGGTAGATGTGCAAAGCTAATTTCAACGGGTGCAATGTTCTGTGGAGTTAATGGTCGTGCTGATATGTATAATTTTGTGGATTTTAATACTACTGGAAAACCAGTTGTAATTAATAGTAAGACACAATGGGAAAAACATTTAAAGAAAACAGGATTACATGATGACGTTAAGAATGATCCGTATACTAAATCAGAGATTGAATCAAAATTACAAGTAAGTTCTCATAAAAAACAACAAGAACGTAAAGCAATTAAGAAAACCGTTATAGAGGCTTACAAGCAAAGGAATACACCTGTATTTAAAAAAAGAGTAAAAGAACAACTACAAAAGAAAGGAGAAATCTAATGGCAGACAAAATTCAACCAGTATTTAAACCAGTTCCAAAACCTGATGGATTAGCTTCACCAAGTGGTTATTCAACATTAACTACACCTGAACCTTGCTATGGACGTTTGTTTGGTTCTGGTAAAGAAGCTAAAGATGTTCGTGGCAGCATGAGCATGATGGGCAAAAAAGGTAAGAAAAAGTAAAAGGAGAAAAAAATGCCAGAAACAAAAGTTGATACGACCTTACGAGAGGTCATTGGTGACAGTGTCCAAACTCGTGAGAAATCGGAAGACAAAGATTCCCAGCAAACTAAATCGGGGGATAAGCGGGAATTTATTAGTGGGATAGATGTGTCTGATATACCCGACAATATGACGAAGCAAGAGTTTAAAGATTTTTTAGCTAAAAAGGGGAAATTGCTTGAAGATGGTTATACTCCTAAATTTAAACAGGTAGCAGAATACGTTAAAGAAAAAGAATCTCTTACAGCATTAGGTGTTACTCCACAAGAGGCATCTAAGATTATAAGAGAAGCGATTGCTGCCCGTGATAATAAGAGTAAGACTGACGTTAAGCAAGATATTAAGAGAGAGATTGACCAACTTAAGGATGAAGCACCTGACTTGGAAACTCGTAAAGGTGTTGAACGTCTTGAGAGAATAATTATGGAACTCTCTAAATCATCCCCAGAGTATAAAGAGCTAAAGGAAAGATTAGATAGGGCGGAAAAGGCATTAGGCTATGTTCAGAATAAGACTATTACGAGCAGAGTTGAATCCCTAAACGAAGCCTTGGATAAACTTTCTGGTGAAAAATTTGATAAGGATTTTATTGAGAAGTATCGGGAAAAAGCAATTGAAGAAGGTAAAAAATATCCTGATGCTCCTTTATCTAAAATTCTTCAAGTTATTACCGATCCCGACGACTATGATTCGGCCCTATTGAAGACGAAGAAAAAAGAGGAAGTTAAAGAGAGTCGTATAAAAGAGAAAATCAACGCTAATGACTCTGCGTCTTCGGGTGTAACGGGTAAAGAAAAAGATATTGATGTCAAGTCTATGTCTTTAAAACAAGTTATACGCCATGCTTTTTCGCAGAAGAAATAGCAATAAACTTGGGAGAAATTAAATGTCAGCACCAAATACACAAACCTTAACTTACGATACGATTGGGAGTATTACAGACCCGAAAATATCACAGAAGGTTGCTGATAACGTGACTCAGAATATTCCTTTTATTTATCTTATGGATAAATTGGGTAACAAGGAATATGAGAATGGCGGAACACAATACAACATCCCTATATATAAACAACAACAGAACGTACAGTCTTATAC